TAACGGTTTGCGTTAGTTGTAAGAGCGCCCTGACCTTGGGTAGTACCCTCAGCGAATGGGTTCGCAACCATGCCATAACGAGTCTTAAACCCGATTTTTGGCTGGAAGGTGTTCTCACCAACGGCACGAACCATTTGGAGAGGAACATATGGGCAATAGAAGAGACCAGCATCATAAGGGGAAGAACCCTTATAACCAACAACGTAGTATTGGTTGCTGCCTTGTGCCAGACCACCATTATCAGCAGCCAGGTTTGCCGAATAAGGATCGATATATACGCGATACTTACCTTGGATTGTACCAGCAAAGGTGTTGCCGGTGTCATCAACGTTCAGGTTAGCGTTGAGTGCAGGGGTGTAATCGAGAACACCAGCCATGGTCAGTGCTGAAGCAACGTCAGCAGAGCACATGATGATGTTGCCCTTACCGCGACGAGTTCTCTGAGCGATTCTGTTTGCATCTCTTTCGATTTGGAACAGAAGACCCTTGAACTTCTCAACGGACCAACGACCGTTGGAGTCGATGTCAAGGTCAAATACACCAGCGGTGGCAGTGTTTTCTACAGCACCTTGCTCAGCAATCTTGTAGATGGTGCGGATAACTTCGCGGTTGATTTCAGCAAGAATCTCGGTTGAGAGAATGTTTGCTAATTCCGCTTCAGCATTCAGACCGTGGATTGCCTTGAGGTCTTGAGCGAGCTCGAGTGAGTACTCAGCCTTCAGAGCGCGTGACTTTGCAGTAACGGTGACTTTCTCAATCGAGAATGCCATCTGGTTGAACGCATTACCAGTGGTGCCGTCAAGGTTCTCTGCATCGCCAGTTGGCATACCTGAACCAACGTTATAAGACGTTGAGGTTGCAGTGCTGACAGGGTTGAGAATTGAAGGGTTGGTGCCACTCTGAGTGGTTGTACCGATACCGGCAGCGACATCAGCGAAACCACCGGTGATATCGAATCCACCATCTTGACCAGAGAATGAGGTATCAACTTCGTTGAAGAAGGTCTCATTTCCGCTCTGGTTGTTGTAGCGGGAACGCATTGCGAAGATCAGTCCAGTAGGACCACTCATTGGTTGAACGCCAGCCAGGTCATAAGCGACCAGGTTAGGCATTGAACGACGGATCAGTGAAATCAGAACGGGGTCGAAACCAGCGGTAGGACCACCAGGAGCTGAAGTGGCACCGAATGCACCGCCAGCGCCAGCAGTGTTACCGCTGTTGGTTGGTGATTCCATCAGGCTCATGCCTGAGGAGAATGATGCTTCCTCACGGAGGAATTTTTCTTGGTTTTCTAACAGGACGGCGGTTACCGCTCTACGATGGGAATCTTTGATTTGATCAAGACCCTCATAGTTGAGGAGTGGAGCCCACTTTTCCTGCAGATGCTCAGCATTGAACATTTGCGTTTACCTTTTGTGAATGTTTACGTTTGATTTAATTTTAAATTCAGTTTTTAGCAACTGCCTGAAGGGTTCTCAGGTATGCAGCCATTGAACCCGAAACAGATTCGGATGAATGGTCTACACCCTCAGAAAGGGTTTCAGTATGTGCTTTTGGAGATTTACCTGCTGGGAAATATGATTCCTTCAGCATCCCCAGTTTTTCACGATATTCTTCTTCACTTTCAAACTCAACACTTTCGGCAAGTGAAGCGAGCTTTTCTTTCTGAGTGATAGCGAGACCCTCAGAAACTTGATCTAAGATCCCATCAGCAACCGACTCTGCGAGACGCTTGTTAAGGGAAATATTTTTCTCAATCTGCTCGTTGAGTTTTTCTTCCATTTCATCTAATTTTTCTACCATGCTCTCAAGAACATCATATTTATCTTCAGGGATTGTTACATAATGATCTTCAAAAAGTCCTCTCATTCCAGCGAGGAATGATTCGGTCATTTCGGTCTTCAGACCGTGCTCAATTGCGAGTTCGTTCTCAGTGAACCATTCTTCAGAAACATACTCAAGATAAGCGTCTACACGCTCAGCGAGTGCTTCTTTGATAACTTCGACTTCTTCTACAAGTCTTTGCTCATATTGAGCTTCGACTGCTTCTTTAATTTGAGCAATCTTAGACTTGAGTGCTGCTTCAAAAATGGTCTTTGCCTTTTCTTTGAAACCTTCGGAGAGTTCTTCGCCACCGAGGAGGGCATTTACGTCATCTTCGATTTGGAATGACTCTTCCATTTCTTTCTCTTTTTTCTCTTCTTTTTCGTCCTCTTCCTCTTCGTCCTCTTCCTCTTCGTGCTTAGCTTCTAAGAGTTCTTCGTCTTCATCAATTTCAGACTCTTCCTTCATGCCTTTCATAGGATCAGCAGCCTTAGCACCCTTGTTGACAACATCTCTTACTTGCTTCAGAGTTGCTCCAGGGGTTTTCAACTTTGCCGAGTCATCGTCGGAACGATAATTTTCTGGTGTTGGACCACCCAGATCTTCTACGTGTCCGAGCTGAGTGCCAGGATCTGTCATGTGAGGCATTGCATCCCCTGCCTTTGCATTTGCATTTACGGCAGTTTTGGATTGCTTAGTGCCTACTTCCATTTCTTGTAATTGTTTGCCACGAGACATTTGAACTCT